GCTCGGATTTTTGATTCTGCATCAGATACAGAGGTTGCACTTACGACATACAATTCTTTAATGAATTTACGTTTACCGCTTTCGGTTTCGGTCTCAAATTTGATTCTTACTAAATAATACATAGGTTTTTGATTTATAGGTTATTCTACTTTAACATTGATTTAAGTTCTGTTAAAACTTCCTCGTTTGTGCGACCGGCTCTAACCATTTCATACATTTTATCGAGCATATCTACAGATAGACTATCGCCCATTACTGCATCAATTTTTTTAATTGCAACAAACTCTCTAGGGCCTGTGCCTGTTTCAAGTCGTTCAATAAAATCAGTAGGGTCTGGAATAAAATACTTGTTGAATCCCATGGTTTATGATTTAATGTAATCGTATGTGCCTTTGATATTGGCGTTTAGGAATTTACCAAATGATTCAGCTTCACACAACTCAGCATAGACTGATTCGGAAACTCCAACATAGGTATAGGTTGTGCCACTTTTAAATTGAACATAAAGTTCGTTTAGGGACTGGTCATATCCAAATGCATCAACTGTTGATGATGTTACTGAGGTTAATTCTACGTTCATATTAATAAGTTTATAGAGATAATATACTAAGATTTCTTTGGTTTTTCCCTAAAGAATAAAAAATAAAGTCCAAAAAAGAATGCCGATAGGCAATAGAAAATAGCGTCCGTAATCCAGTATGAACCGGTCCATTTCATTACCAGAGCAAAGAGGGCATCGAATCCAAGAGGGTTGAAGAATGTAGCTAGGATCAGGATCCATGTCCCTATCAGGCTCTTCTGATTGTTTTTTAATTTGGTGAATACTGTCACTTTCCATGGTATTAGATATTTTCTCAGTAGAGAAAAGGATTAATTGAATAAACTGAGGATTTGTAGAAATCTTAATTATTTATTACCACTTAGGTTCTTCCAATGGACAGGACTCGCCTTTAGTTGCAGTCTTTGCAAAAATATAGCAGCCGCACTCTCCACACTGGCCGCTTGCTCCTAGAAATTTGTCGCACTCATAACAAATAGAGAGCCTTTCATTTCTAATATCGTCGCCAACAAATAAATCATCAAAGATTCCTTTGATTTTTGTTCGTACCTCGGTTGAGTTACAGTTCTTGCAATCGCTCATGCTCAAGTTGAATATAATTTTCTAATAAAGTATTATACTGCTCACGATATTTTAGAACAGCTAAGTCTTTGGCTTTTGCCTCGACCTCAATATCTAGAGTTAGGCCATATGGATTAATTTTTTCATAGATATAATCAGCATGGGATCTAGCAATAACTGACGAATCCTCAAATGTTTTCCTTGAACTTGAGTAGTGAGTTAGCGGCGTACATGACCAAGTGGAAGCTGCAAGTTTTAGTGCAGCCTCTTCAGTTAAGCCGCTAGTATTAAATCGGTGGTGGTGAAAGTCAAAGGTGATTGGCGTACCAATTCTTGCAGTAATTAAGTCAAACAAGTCTTGTACTGAGTATTGTGTAGATTTATCGTCATTTTCAACGACAAGCCGACTTTGTGCAGCTTTACCAAGTAACCTAAAATTTTGACAAAATCTATCAGCAGCTGATTCTTTATCACCGTAGGTTCCACCTACATGAATATTAACAGGAAATCTATGATCGGTTGGTAAACCCATAAGATCCATAATTTCAGCATGTTGGTTTAGATCCTTGATTGTTTTAGTAACAACACTTGGCGTTGGCGATGGTAAAACATCAAATTGGCCTGGGTGCATTGATAACCGGATATTATTTGCAAGTACAAATTTGCCAATGGCTTGCATATCTGGTAAAATTTCTTGGAAATTAGGCAGCTCTTGAATTTCATATTCTGACATCCATGGAAAAACATCGCTAGACATACGATAAACGTAAATACCATTTGCAAGATTCCATTCCAAAATAGTTAAGATATCTTTGATATTTTGATGAGCCAACTCGCTGCAATATTGCACGCCCTTTTGTTGAAAGGTTTTTTTAATCATTCCACGATTTGCAGTAACCTTTCTGTCTAGTGACAAGTTAATGCAGCAATAGCCAAGGCGAGTTGTTTCGTTTATCATAAAACTAATATACTAAATACTATTCATTTTTGTGAGCTCTTCACACTTTTCAAATTCTTCCTTTTCTTCAAAATAGTCAATCATTTCAACTAAAAGGTCTGCTTTTTCTTTTTCATCAAATGGAATATCGGTTGGCCATGTAAAAGAATTTGCACTTAGGTGTTTGTACATTTCTTCCATCATGTCAAGGTACATGCTTTCTAAAGCTGCACTATAATCAATAGTTCGCATTCTGATAATTATTTGTAGCTTTACGGATTACCTCAACAACATCAATTGCGTCATCTAATCCATCGTGCGTAACATGATTTTCAAGACCAATTCGTTCTTTACATTTTCCAAGACCAGGCAAAGATTGATCGTTTTTCCAATCTGTAACCAATACAGCTGGATCAATAATACGATTTCTAATTTTAATCTTAGTATTCCAAGTTGGAATTAGTGTCTCTAACCAAACTTTATCAAATGCTGCAAAGTTTTTACCAGCTGCATTAATAATTACCCGATCTCCATCTACTTCACAACCATTAAATGCTGCCCAATTTGCAAACGCAGTAGCAACCATTTGTGGAGTTAAGATATTGTGTTTTTTGCGATAATCTCCGCGCTCTTCTCTTGGAATCTTTTCCATTCCAGCAATTATCTTAATGAGGTTCATATTCATATTAAAAGCATATGCTGAACCTGTATAGTGTGGATGTTCAATTACACAATTGAAGGTAGGCAACTCTGAGATTGGCTTAACATCGTTTGTGTCTTCAATTATTGCGCCAATCTGTAAGACCTGACACGTCTGTGGATCTAATCCAGTTGTTTCTAAATCAATTGATATGTATTTCATTTCTTTATATTTTATACTATTATACTAATCTAATATATCCCATGGCAAATCTCCGTCTTCAATTGGCGTAGATTTATTTGGTGTATTCGGAGATGCTCCAAATAAGTCATTCATGATTTCATCGTCAGTCATGTCTTGTTCATCTAAAATTTGATTAGATTTTGCAATATGAATTTGAGTTGCTTCGATTGTATTAAAGTATTTGATTTGGCCGCTAGGGCTTTCCCATTTACGACCGGCTAATTTATAGCCAACCTGAATTTGATCTCCAGGTTTTGCTGGATCCAGCATTTCGCATTTTTCTTGGATTGCAACAAAGGTTACATACTGTGGGTACTTATCGTTAGTCCCGACTACAAATTCTCTTTTTTTGAATTTGGCTGATACAAATTGAGTATCGTCTACGTTAATTAAGGTTCCGCTAAATGTTGACATATTAAAAGTTTGGGTTTGTTATTTTTAAATCATAATTATTAAAGTTTGCAAATAATTCTTTATCTGCTTGTAGTCGAGCATCGACTGTGTGACCTGGCATAACTCGGTCTGCCAGCCGTTGTCTACGTGGGTCTTCTGCAATATCAAAAAATATTACAAATGATTTTGCACGATCCTCTGGTGAAAGATGTGATAGGCCGCTTGGCGTCATAATAAAAACATCATCACGATAAAACTGTTCGATGGTGGTGCCATACGTCCAACCATTAAAATCAATTACTTCATAGAATTTACCGGAGTCAATCATTTGTTGACACTCGGTTTGACTTAAAAAGAAGTAATCTTGACCGTCTACTTCACCTGGCCTTGGTGGACGTGTTGTATAACTTACCGCATACGTCATGCCTCTGTCCTCAAGGCGTTTTCTCATAAAATCTTTACCTGATGCGCCAGGTCCCGCTAAAATAATTCTTGGCATTATATTGTTCTTGTTTTTTCGTAAATTGCTTTAATAACTGGAAATCTTAAAGAGTGCTGACCGTGTTGGTCTGTTGTTTCTTCAAAATATTGAACTGTAATTATTTTACCAATAATTTGACTAGGGTTTTTGTAAAATTGTCGACGTTGTTCAATTGAAAAGCCTGAACCTACTCTAACTTGATTTCCTCTATGCGTAATAAAAATATTACCTAGCATTTCTTCTTCGACTTCGCGACCATCTTCAATAACTCTATGTGTTGAATTTTCAACTCCTTCTACAATGTATTCAGCATCCCAGAATTTTTTAACTTTAAGAATTTCATCACTGCGTTTTCCAATATATGGGGTATCTTTTCTTAACATTAAGCCTTCCCAACCTTGAGCAGTTGAATTAGTAATTTCAGTTTGCAGGTGCTCCTCTGACTCTATTAGTGTCTGCTTTAGTAGAGTAGTATTTTTTAAGTCAATTCCACTAAACAGTAGAGCCGCAATTGTAATACGATCCCTAAATTTTCTGTCACTAGTTGAAGTTTGGCTATTAAACTCTTCTAGGGTTAAACAGTCAAATACTAAATATTTTGGATTTTTTATGGTATGGTTTTTTCGGCCAATTTCTTTAATAATTCCTTGAAAATCTTCTTGACCTGCCTCATTCATCATACAAACCTCGCCGTCAAGAACAGTATCTACTAAATTTAGTTTTTTAATATCTGCCTTTAACGTATCTAGAGTTAAGAACTCATTACCGCCTCTAGAAAAGAACTTAACTTCTCCATCTGCATCAATTATTGCAGCACAGCGAACTCCATCTAATTTACGGCTCATGTACCAGTGATCTTCTAGCCTAACTTTCTTTTTAGTCCTATCATCATATGGCATGGCTAGTGCAACGTCAAAGGTTGGAATTGTTCCAGGTAAGATTGAATTAATTAAGGTGGTAGTTGCTCTAGTTTTTAAGTTGCGATCTAAGATACTATAGATCACTTCTGAGAACTCCAAATTCCTAGCTATAAAACCATTAACACAAGCTATTGCAGAGTTGCCAGTGACACGACGTTCATTCAGGTCGTCTAACAGACTAAATAGATCATCATAATTATCAAAAGAAAGATCCTGTCTCTTTTTTAAGTTGGCCGGCGTAACATAATACTGCTTGAATGGAGAGTATGTATACTCTAGGATCTTTCTAAGATATGGGCTATTGAATTGTTGCAGGACTGCCTTTTTATCGTTGGTCGACGAAGTTACATTCATTGCCTCAATAAAGTCC